GGAATTCAACTCCTGCCATGGCCGCAAAACCATTTCGTTGACGCCAACAAAATGATGTTCCAGTACACCACCGCCATCCGCAAAATTCGGGCGATGACCGCTCGGAAGAAGGTGATACAAGGTGGCACAAGTGCGTCCAAAACCTTCGGCATCCTTGCGGTGCTGATTGACCACGCCGCTCGGTTTCCTAAGTCGGAAATATCGGTCGTCAGCGAATCCGTGCCTCACCTTCGCAGGGGGGCCATCAAAGATTTCGCCAAGATTATGCAATGGACGCATCGGTGGGTTCCCGACCGCTGGAACAAGACGCTCCTGCAGTACAACTTCGCCAACGGATCCACTATAGAATTTTTCTCCGCTGATTCGGAGGCCCGCCTCCGTGGGGCAAGGCGGCAGATACTCTACATCAACGAAGCGAACAACATCGACTTCGATTCGTATTACCAACTCGCCATCCGTACAAGTCAGGAGATTTACATCGACTTTAACCCGACCCACGAATTTTGGGCGCATACCGAGGTCTTGCCCGAAACGGATGCAGAGTTCCTCATCCTCACATACCAAGACAACGAAGCCCTTCCCGATACTATTCGGAATGACATCGAACTGAACCGCACCAAAGCGGAGCATTCGGCATATTGGGCGAACTGGTGGAAGGTGTACGGGTTGGGCCAAGTCGGGACGCTACAGGGTGCGATATACGGGGACTACACGGTTGTCGAGGGTATAGACCCATCCACGATGAAATTCGTCGCCTACGGCCTCGACTGGGGGTTCAGCACGGACCCTACCGCTTTGGTCGCCGTGTACCGCAGGGGGGACGACTTGTTCATCCACGAACTGCTATATCACAGGGGGCTGACCAACTCCGACATTGCGGCCCGACTGAAAGAGTTCGGCATCACAAGGGCTTGGGAGATTGTGGCCGATTCTGCAGAACCCAAGAGCATTGAAGAAATCTATCGGCTCGGCTTCAATATCAAGCCCGCATCCAAGGGGCCCGATAGCGTCAGGCAGGGGATAGATGTGGTCAAGCGGTTCAACCTTCATGTCACGAAAGATTCCGTGAACCTGATAAAAGAACTCCGCTCGTACACTTGGGCCACCGACAAAGAGGGCAAGGACACGGGGGTCCCCATCGACTCCTACAATCACGCCTGCGATGCGCTCCGATATGTGGCCCTCAACAAATTGGCCGTCAGTAACTCGGGGAAGTACGTTGTGGTGTAACTTTGCCCCATGAACACCGAACGCATCCTTGACCTGCTAATTGAAATCGGCAAGACGCTTGCAGCCGTTTTTTTCATCCTCACCCTTCTAACCCTCCTTTGGACCTTATGAAAGTCGTCCACTATTACCACATCTACTGCGGCGGCCAATGGCAACTCATCATGCACCAACACATGATGGCCCTGTGCAATTACGGGCTGATTGAGCAACTCGACGAGATTCGTGTCGGCATCGTCGGCCCACCAGACCAGCGGAAGGTTGTGAAAGAAATCTTGGACAATTCCCTCGTGGCGGCAAAGATTAAGGTGGTGGTCACCCGCACCAACGCTTGGGAGCAAGCGACGCTCACCGAGATGTACCGAGCGAGCCAAACCGAGGATGCGGCCTACCTGTACGCTCACACCAAGGGCAGTTCCGACCCATCCCTCATCAACCAACTTTGGTGCAGGTCCATGGTGTTCTTCAATATCGTCGCATGGGAGCGGGCCATCGCAGAACTCGCCAATGTGGACTGCGTTGGAGCCTATTGGCTGACCAAAGAAGAGTTTCCACAAATCGCTGACCACAACAACCCCGACGGATATCCCTACTTTGCGGGGACTTTTTGGTGGGCTAAGTCGTCCCACATTCGGGAACTCGGCGAACCCGTAAGGGAACACCGCTGGCAGGCCGAGCATTGGATAGGCAAGCGTGAAGGAATGACCGTCTATAACTCCTGCAAGGGATGGCCTGCACCCGATAAATTTGTCATCACATTTTAGCCATGGCCAAAATCCCCGTCATCATTACCAACTTCAACCTCTACACTTGGCCGAAGGCGATGGTCAAAAAACTGATGCGGATGCCAGGCGTTGGACCCATTCTAATCGTGGACAACGATTCCACCTACGGCCCAACGCTTGAATGGTACGAGCAGTTGAAACTGGAAGCCAACGAGGTCGCAGTCATCCGAACGGGGGGCAACTTCGGTCACCTCGTAGCATGGCAGGCCCAAATCCCGCAGCAGTTGTTTGACATGGGCTACCCTGACTACATCGTCACGGACCCCGACCTTGACCTTTCGGCCTTACCCGATGACACGCTCCTGCGTATGCGGGAACTTTGGTATGACCTGCCCGAAAAATCTTATATGTACGAACAGGAGGAAGGCGACCCGTTTAACGGGGTTAGGTTTTCGGTCAAGGACAAAATCGGCCTTGGGATTTGTACGGACGATGTTCCTGCCGATGCCCTGTTCTTCCAGCAGGCCGAACTGCGCTACAAGAACCAACCCTACTTCAACGACCTGCAACTTGCACCCGTTGACACGACCTTTGCCTTCTACCATCACCAACGCTATCAGCGGGTGGTCATTGGAGGGGCAAGGATGGTCGCACCTTACGAGTGCAGGCATCTTCCCTACTACCTGACCGCTGACGATTTGAATGCTGACTGGGAGTTTAGGCAGTACCTTGACAAAGCCAACCACGCCAGCACCGCTAAGAAGATTGCGGATGGTTTAAATATTTTTTGACCATGCCATACTCGCACCCATTCTACAAGAACCGAATCGCCGAACATATTCGGTCAGTCCTGCGACCTGATGACAAGGTGCTTGACATAGGGGTTGGATGCGGGACTTATGCGGAACTACTGCCCGAAATAGCGATGGACGGGGTTGAGATTTACGAGCCGTATGTTCAGCGGTTTAACCTTCGGGCCAAATACAAGGAACTATTTATTGCTGACATTCGGGATTTTGACATCAGCCCCTACACCTACTTGATTCTTGGCGATGTGTTTGAGCATCTAACCCTCAAAGATGCAAGGGACCTGCTAAACCAAATCGGAAGTAAAAGAGCCATGATTGCCGTGCCTTACCTGTACGAGCAGGGGGCATGGGAGGGGAATGTTCACGAAACGCACTATCAGCCCGACCTTACTCCCGAAATCGTTGCCGCAAGATACCCCGAACTGAACTTGATGGTCGGGGATGCGATTTATGGCTATTACACCAACTATCCGCTATGAAACTCCAAGACTTAACCATCGACCAGTTCCAACGCATCGCTGCGCTGGAGTTCAGCCCCGTGCTGACCGATTACGACAAGCGTGCAGGGGTCGTGGCGATAGTGGAGGGGGTAGATGTATCGCTCGTCCGAGAAATGCCCGCCAAGGGGCTTACTAAGCGTTACAAGACCATCATAGCCGAGTGGAACGAACTGCCTACCCTCGCTTACAAGCGGAGGTTCAAAGCGGGTGGCAAGTGGTGGATTCCGACGGTGTTTACGGACGAGTTGACCGCTGGGCAACTCATTGACCTGATGGACACCGATACCACCGACGAAAAGAAGTTGGTCCAAAACCTGCACCGCATCATGGCTACCCTTTGCAGGGAGGGTGGGTTCCTTGGCTACTTCCCGAAGAAGTACGACGGGGCAAGCCACCAAGAGCGGGCCGAACTGCTCAAAGCCCATGCCAAGATTGGCGATGTTTGGGGGGTGGTCAGTTTTTTTTTGCTAAGTTCCGAAAGTTACTTGAAAGTTTTGAGCGACTATTCCAAGCACCTGACGAAGGGAATGCAGGCCCCGTAACCAACCCCCTTGCTGGCTACGGTTGGCTGATGGTGGTTTGGCGAATGGCCAACAAAGATGTGCTGAAATTTGAGGCCATCTTCGCAATGAAGGCGGTGGAGTTTTTGAACTATGCGTTGCTCATCCACGACATCTTGGAAGCCGAACGGATGGAAGCGGAGCGGATGCGCCGCAAGTAGGACACAATTTCGGTGGCTGGACATTTACCAGCATGGAGTTTGATGTATTCGTAGGTGGTTCGGGCAAGAAACTGACCGACTTGCAGAAGGAGGCCTTGGCTGACTTCGGGGTCAGCCTTGCGGACGGAGCGATTGAGAACAAGTCCTACGCATTGGTGACCAAGTGGCTGGAGGGGGTGGTGAGGCTCGCCAAGCAGAACCTCGCAAACGCCAACGCTATTGCCAGCAACTCCCTTGCGCAGAGCATCGTCGTTGAACCTATCACCCTGACCGATTCCTCCTTTGTCGTGGCTATCAAGGCCAACGATTACTGGAAGTTTGTGGACCTCGGTGTCAAGGGAACGCAGAAGAGCAACCGTGCGCCAAATAGCCCGTTCCGATTCAAGGGCAACCCGATTCCCATCCGACCCATCCAAGAGTGGATTGCATTCAAGGGGATTCCATTGCAGGGTAGGGATAAGCAGGCGGCCAACCGTTCCTTTGCCATCAATATCGCCCGCAAAATCAGCAGGGAAGGTCTTCGGGCCACCAACTTCATGAGCAACGCAGCCACCAAGGAAATGGTGGATGTCCTAACCGTAAACATCGCCGAAGTCCTCGGCAAGTCCATAAGCGTCGCAACCGTCCGATAACCCATGTCCATAACCGTCCTTTCGGGTTCGCCCCTCGTAGCGACCCCCGTTTACAACAAGATGCTTTTCAAGGTCAGCGGCTCGCTGATTGCACAACCGAACTACCGCTATGTCTGCGATGTCAAGAACCCCGCAGGCACGACGCTGGCACGGTTGAAATGCGACAAACTGCCGACCACCAATTTCGGGTTCTTTGATGTGCAGAAGGTCGTGGAAACCCTCGTAGCCCCGACTGCCCCATCATTGACGCAGACGGGATTCGTGGACCATTCGGGGTTCTATTCGGGCTATCGGCTGGACTTCACCCAAGAGTACGGGAACACCCCCGCCGTCACGGGAGCGACCACAACGGTCAGCGGGGTCATGGCCTTTGCAGGAAACTTGGAGCAGTTGGAACTTGCTGACTGGAGTGCAGGCTTGTACTTCCCTTCATTTATAGCGGATGGAGTGAGCAGGGCTTTGACCACGCCTACAAGTCGCACGGTTTACGGCACGGATTACGGATTCCTCTGCATGGGTCAGTCGGGTACACCTTTTGACAGGGTAAAGGTTACCTATCCAACGAGAACCTTTACCGTTGCCCTTCCTGCATCCGTCAGCGGTTCAATCGCTCGCTTTGGTGCTGGACCGATGAATCTCAAGGCGTTGACATCGGCACAATGCTCGGACGGCTCTGCTGGCTCGGTCAACTTACCCACTACTGAAGGGTCTTCCTACACGCTTGCTTTTGAGGATTCGGGTTCAGGCAATTTCTCGGTTTATTACACCTACACTATCGGCCCCTGCCAGCGGTTTGATTCCATCCCCGTCCATTTCGTCAACAAGTACGGTGGGATTGATTCCTACACCTTCACGATGAAGAACCGCAAGCGGGCCAACATCCAGCGGGAAGTGTTCGGCTACAACTCGGATGTGTACGCCACGACCACCTACAACAAGGTTTGGGCGGGGTCCTTTGACTTCGTGTATGCTTTGAATAGCGATTGGCTGACCGATGCCGAATCCGAGTGGCTGATTGAAATGGTACGGAGCGGGTATGTGTGGCTCGAACTTGGCGGAACCCTCGTGGAAGCGGTGGTCAACGCCAACCAGTATCAATTTGTAACCAGACGGAACGACCGCCTCACGCAGTTGCAGATTGAGGTGGCAGTAGCATACGACAACAACATCCTATGAGCGTCACGCTGATAGCCTACCCGACGGCAACCTTCATCGACGACCTAACGGCGTGGAACAACTTCAACACCCGTGCCGATGCAGACGGGGCAACAGCCAAGGAGGAAGCCTGCTTTGACTGCCTGTACCTCCGCTTTGCGGGGCTGAATGCCATGCCCGAACTTGCCT